TACCAAAGGAAAAATTTATAATGGGTAAAGACGGAGCAGTCTATTATAACTTTACTATATCAGTTCAAGATGAAACTAGGTATGGAAACAACGTTGCTTTTATGGATAGCCAAACCAAAGAAGAAAGGGATGCAAAAGTTCAAAAAACTTACCTAGGAAATGGAAAAGTAGTTTGGACTGATGGGAATATCACTTTAGCAGAAAAAGAAGAAGCTAAAGTTGAAGCAACTGCAGATGCAGACTTACCATTCTAAAACTTACCAATTTTAATAAAAAGGGTATAGGTTTTATTATCTATACCTTTTTTTTTATATATTTATAAAATAGTTATAACTTTAAGGGAATATAAATGACAGAAAAACAGAACGAACACAATATGTTAATGCAGTTTATAGAACAAGACTGCTTTGTAGATGCAAAACAAAAAATAGAATACCCACCCGTAGCATTATCTTATGGTGAAAAGGTCTTAAAATCAAATAAGGTTGATGGAGACACTATTGTACCAATAGCTTTAGGCACTTACGGTAATATATCAGTTGTAACTGCACCACCTAAAACAAAAAAAACATTTTTTATATCTTTATTGGCATCTTGCTATTTAAGTGGTCAAAACAATTTTGGAGGCGCTATTAAAGGGCACCGTGGAGAAGATGGGCAGTTAATACACATAGATACAGAACAAGGCTTGTGGCACGGCCAAAAGGTGTTTTCAAGGGTGCATAAAATGGACAGTAATATAAAGTCAGAAAATTATCATACCTTTGGGTTGAGGACAATAGATTATAAAACAAGTGTGGATTTTATAGAATACTATTTAAAAGAAAATATTAAAACACCATCTCTATTAATTATAGATGGTATTGCTGACTTAATAAGCGATGTAAATAATTTACTAGAAAGTAAGTGGATTGTTCAAAAATTAATGCAATGGTCAGCAGATTACAATATTCACATTATAAACGTTATACATCAAAACTTTGGTAGTAGTAAACTAGGTACAGGGCATTTAGGAACTGAATTAGAAAAGAAAGCAGAAACAGTAATACAATTAGAAGCCAATACAGTAAACAAAGATTGGGTTACAGTAAAGAGTGGTCGTTCAAGGGGTTATATCTTTGAAACATTTAGTTTTACAGTAACAGATTTTGAATTGCCACAAATAGTAGAAAACCTATACGACCCATTGAAATAATGTCAAACAAAGAAGTTATATTATTACTAGCAAAAAAGCATAAGACGTGGATAGACGTTGTTAGTTCTTTTGGATGTGATAAAACAATAGCTGAGGACATTGTACAGGAAATGTATATAAAAGTACTACCTAAGATAGAAAATGGCTTAGACATCATTTATTACGATAATGATATTAACTACTACTATATTTACAAAGTCTTAAAAACTTTGTTTATAGATTTAAAAAGAAAAGGTAAAAATATTACAATGATTAATATTGAAGATACTAATTACTCAAAATTAGATTGTGATGTTGATTATGACAAAGCCTACGATAAAATCAAAGCAGAATTAAATACAATGTTTTGGTATGACAGAAAAGTATTTGAAATAATAAACGAGGGTGAAAGCATAGCAGACTTTTCAAGAAACTCATTCATAGAATATTTTTCACTTTATAACACATACAGAAAGGTAAAAGCAAAACTAAAAAAATTAATATGATTTATAGGTATCCAAAATCATTTTGGAAAATAGCAGACGAAATTGGTAATGCAAGAAATGTATTAAATACAGAATTAAGAAAAAAGAATCCTAGATACGACAGAGGAGAAAAAAACAAGCACGTTGATTTAGCAGGGTTATTAGGTGAATTAATAGCAATGGATTATTTGACAAATAAAAATATTGACTTTAGTATGGAAAAATTACTTTCACCATACCCAACTAAAAGTGCAGACTTTGTTTTTAGGAATAAAAGAATTGATGTTAAATCTACAATCCATTTTCCTAAAGCACATTTGCTTGTAAACTATGAAGCACACCATAAAGGAAAAAATGTAATAGATAAATATTGGTTTATTTATATTTTAGATAAAACTACTGCAGAATTCTATTTTGTAGATTATGATGATTTAAGTAAATGGGATTATAAGGTTATGGGACATACAAAGGCATATTATAAAAAAAGAGAAAACTTATGAAACTAGGAGATTTAATTTATTACATAACTAAATACACAGGGATAAAATACCTTGTGGAAAAATACCATACTTACAGAGGAACAAAATGCAACTGTGATAAAAGACGTGAAAGTCTTAATAATATAAAAATTAAAAGATGGTAAAATTTGAAAAAGAAGATAGAAGTGATTGGAGAAAGTTCAGAATGGGTAAAAAGCAGCACTTATCCCCTGAAGAATTTGAATTGGTTTGCCAACTCCACGCAAAGTACCACAAGCATAGATTTTACAAACCCTGTACTTGTAACCCGAAAACAATAGTTCAATGGATTAAAGACTTGAATATCATTTGGGACAATGGGATTAAAAAAGATTAATAAGTGGGAAAAGGCAGTTGTATTCCTGCTTAACTTAGATGGATGGGATTTAGAATGGTGTGGTGATGGTTTCACTAGATACGATGCAACCGGTAAAACACCAAAGGGAAAAGACTGCGTTATTGAAATGAAGTTTCGTAATAAGTATTACGAACAGAAAATGCTTGAGAAAGACAAGTACGATGCTTTGATGTCATTAGGTAAAGATGTAATCAAATTATATTTTGTAAATGACCCAAAAGGTAACTTTTTATATTGGCTTAATAATCTACAGATGCCAATACCTGTAAAAAAATATTGTCCTGATACTACAATGTGGACAAAAAAAAGACTGCTCAAAGATGTTTATTTACTAGAAGAAAACGATGCTAGTATAATAAATATTAATATTTCTTAAAAAAAACTTATTAAATTTTTTTGTTAATTAAATAATTTGTTTATATTTGTTTAAGTTTAATTTAAAAAACAGAACAGATGTATAAATTACCAAAGTACAAGCAAAATTTATCAATTCAAGGAAATAACGTTTGGAGTTATTCAACAATAGTAGCAAGAATTGACGGAAGTAAATTACACCAATTAGGTTATTGGTCTATGACTACACAGAAGCATATTAATTATGTAGCTAAAGAATTAGATTTAACTTTAATAAAATGAAAGTGAATCAGGCACTATGGGATAAGGTTAAAGGAACAATCGAATCCCGAACGGACAAGGATAAAAATATAACTGATATTACTATCAAGTTCAGAATAAAAGAAAATTCAGATTTAAGAAATTATTTACAAATAAATTTATCACAATATGACAGACAGTAAAACTACATACATACACGAAACAGAACACCTTTATTGCTCAGACGGAGAATTCCATATAGGATATGGGGATGATAAATGGGTGGTGTATAATACAGACCAATTAATTAAAGACTTGCCTTTTATTATTAACCAAGTTATAAAGGAAAATAAAAAGATGCAGGAAATGTATTTAGATTTAATTAAAGAAGAATTAAAAGAATTATGAAGCAGAAAAAAACAACTATAAACATTGGAGACTTAGCTAGGTATTGTATGAAGTCAATAGCAGAATTTCCTATGTTAGAAAGACAGATAGCGTATATTTACATAAATGCTTTAGAAGATATTGAAAATGGAGAAATAGAAGATAACACTTGTCAAAATGCAATAATGTATATCGAGGGAGCAATACAGGATATATTATGATATTATTAGTAGATGCAGATAGTTTAATATTTGCAAGTTGTTATAAGAAAAGGGAACATCCTGAGGATGAAAAGTATTATACAGATATAGCTGATGCTAGAAATAAGTTTGATGAGCAGTATATGGCTATTGTAAACCACTTAGAAGAACTTTATAATATTGACAAGGTAATTACATTTAGTGGGTCTAGAGGTAACTTTAGAAAGCTAATAACTAAGAAGTACAAAGCCAATAGAAAAAAAACAGAATTGCCACCATTATTAAATGATATGCACGAATTTGTAAAACAACAATATGATAGTATCGTGGGTTATGGTGTTGAAACTGATGATATGGTTGCTAGGTATTGGAAAAAGTTATCAGAAGAACTAGGAAGAAATGAAGTTATGATTGTATCAATAGACAAAGATTACAAGCAGTTTCCTGCTTTGATTTACAATTACCATTACAAGCACAAGGAAGTTCTTGATATCACAGAAGATGAAGCTATGTTTAATTTTTATGAGCAGATGATTATGGGAGATACTGCAGACAATGTAAATTACTTTAAAGGAAAAGGAAAAAGGTTTGCTGAAAAGTATTATTCAGATTGTCAAACTAAATACCAATATACTAGAAAACTTTACCAATTATTTAAACAAGAATACAAAGGAAAAGCAAGACAGAAATATACTGAATGCTATAACCTTTTAAAACTATTAACTGAATGAAAGCAACACAAGTACATTACGATAACGGAAAAGATTACGACATTATAGATGTGTGTAACGATTACTCACTTAACTTTAACAGGGGTAACATCTTGAAGTATATTGTTAGAGCAGGAAAGAAAAAAGACGAACTAGGAGACTTATTAAAAGCAAAAGATTATTTAGAACGAGAAATACAAATTTTAAGAAATAAAAATGGATAGAAATTATAAAAAAGTAGCAGAGGGTGTAGTTGAAATGACAGGGGTGGATATATTTTTAAACACTAGGCAAAGAAACTATGTAGAATTAAGGGCATTGGTTTGTTATATCCTTAGGGAAAAGCTAGGGATGAGGTGGACTAATATTGCATACTACTTTGAATCAATGGGTAAGACTATGAATCACGCAACTGTAATTCATTTAGTTAAGAATTATGAAACATACAAAATGTATAATTCATCTTTACAAGAAATAGAAGATACCTTTAATTTTAAAAGTGAATTAAATTATGATGAGATAGATAAGATACATTACTTGCAGGGCAAATGTGATAACTTTGAAAGAAAGTATTTAGATTTAAGAAACAAAGTAAAGAACGACCCAATTATGAATGTATTGCACGACATACCAAAAGATAAACTAAATGAAATAATTGAAAAGGTAAGTCTTTGGAAACAAAGTTGGGATTGGAAAAATAAAGATGAATGTAAAATAATAGAAAGCAGTACATCTATGGATGGTATGCATTGGTAATAACTAAAATAAATAAATTATGATTGAAGCATTAGGTTGGATTATGATTGCATTAATAGTAGCAGGATTAGGAAAACAAATAGGTAAAATTCTATTTCCTGAAGATTGGGAATAACAGATTTGTATTTTATTACGTTATAATAGAAACATTTACTATGGAATTATTACGTTATGAAATTAAAGCAGGAGTTTTTAAAGGGGTTTTGTTTGGTGTCAGGCATTACCCTTTTGAAGATGAACAAATATACGAAGAAGACATTGTTGTTTACTTTGGAATATTTCAATTAGTAATTACAAAAATATACAGAAAATAATTTTTTTGTACCTTAGAGAAAATTTAATACAATGATTAAAGCTAAAATACAAAAGGTAAGTATATCATCTATAAAAGAAAATGATGCTAACCCTAGATTCATCAACAAGCATAAATTTCAGAAACTTGTTAATAGTGTAAAGGAGTTTCCTGAGATGTTATCACTTAGACCAATAGTAGTTGATAAGGATAATATTATACTAGGTGGTAATATGCGTTACAAGGCTTGTAAGGAAATAGGATTAAAAGAAGTCTATATTATACAGGCAGATGATTTGGATGAAAAAAAGGCACAGGAATTTATCATTAAAGACAATGTTGGCTTTGGTGAATGGGATTGGGATGTTTTAGCAAATGATTGGAATGTAAAAGAATTAGAAGAATGGGGATTAGATGGTTTTCCTTTTGAAGAAGAAGAAAAAGAATTAAAAGATATATCAGATACTATAGAAAGTTCTTTTAGAATAGAAGTAGAAATAGAAAATGAAGAAGAACAAGAAAAATTGTATAATGAATTAATAGAAAAAGGATATATATGCCGAATTTTGACATTATAAAAACAAACAAAACAGATTTAACATTTAGAGTTTCTTCTGTTATAGGTAAATTTGATTTACAATCTAATGAATCAACAGAACATTTCAAGGGAGAAATAGATTTATCTAATGATTGGAAAATAGGTTTAATTGTAGGAAAAAGTGGTAGTGGGAAAACAACAATAGCAAAACAATTATTTGAAGATTATTATATTACAAAATTTGAATACACAAATAAATCAATTTTAGATGATATGCCAAGTCATTGTTCTGTATCAGATATAACAAATGCTTTTAATTCTGTTGGTTTTTCTAGTCCACCTAGTTGGTTAAAACCTTATTCAGTATTATCTAATGGAGAAAAAATGAGATGTGATTTAGCTAGGGCTATATTAGAAAAAAATGAAATGATTGTTTTTGATGAATTTACAAGTGTTGTAGATAGAAATGTAGCAAAAATAGGAAGTTTTTCAATTCAAAAATCAATAAGAAAAAGTGATAAAAAATTTATAGCAGTTGGTTGTCATTATGATGTTGAAGATTGGTTATTGCCTGATTGGGTTTTTAATACAGATACTATGACCTTTCAATCATTTGAAGGGCAAAAAAAAAATAGACCAAAAATTGATTTTAAAATCTACGAAGCATCAGATAAACAAATTTGGAAAATGTTTTCTAAATACCATTATTTAAGTCATACTCACAATAATGCAGCTAAAGTTTTTATAGCAACTATAAATGATGAAATAGCAGGATTTTTAAGTGTATTACATTTTCCACATCCAAAAGTAAAAAATATGAAAAAAGTTCATAGATTGGTTATATTACCTGATTATCAAGGTGCAGGTTTTGGTATCAAATTTTTAAATGAAATTGGTAAAATATATAAAAAAGAAAATTTTAGATATAATATAGTTACATCAGCACCTAGTTTAATTTATACTTTAAATAAATCAAATAAATGGATAACAACACGATTTTCTAGAACTAAGTCTCAATCAAAAGGAACTACAGTTGGAAATATGAAAACATCACACAATAGAATCACAGCATCATTTGAAATGAAATAAATATAAATAATGAACGAAAGTAGACATATAAAAAAGGAATCACTATTAGCAGCACTAGAACAAAGTTTAGGTGTTGTTACTGTTGCTTGTAAGAAAGCAGACATACCTAGAAGTACATATTATAAATGGCTAAAGGAAGATGAAATGTTTGCAATAGCAGTACAGGAAATAGAGAACGTAGCTTTAGACTTTGCAGAAAGTCAATTACATAAACAGATAGCAGCAGATTCAACTGCAGCAACTATATTCTATTTAAAGACAAAAGGAAAGAAAAGGGGTTATGTAGAAAGACAAGAAATAACAGGAGCAGATGGAATGCCAACTAATTTTCAGATTGAAATAATTAAGAATAGTGAAGATAAAGACTAATGTAGTTTTTGAGCATCTATTAGAAACAGATAAAAAGATATCAATAGAGCAGGGTGGAACAAGGTCAGGCAAGACATACAATATCTTGCTTTATATTATATTTCATTATTCATTAAAGAATACAGGAAAGACAATAACAATATGTAGAAAAACATTCCCATCAGTAAGGGCATCTGTAATGAGGGATTTTTTAGATATATTAAAAATACATAATTGCTACTTTGAAGCTAACCATAATAAATCAAATCACGAATACAAGATTAATGGTAATCTAGTAGAATTTATTTCTTTAGACCAACCACAGAAAGTTAGAGGTAGAAAAAGAAACTTACTATTTATAAATGAAGCCAATGAGTTAGACTATGAGGATTGGCAACAATTAATATTTAGGACAGATGAAAAAATAATTCTTGACTTTAATCCATCAGATGAATACCATTGGATTTATGACAAGGTAATACCTAGACAAGATGCCGATTTTAACATTACTACTTATTTGGATAATAGTTTCCTTAGTGATAGCATTAAGGAGGAGATTGAAAGACTAAAATATACTGATGAACAATATTGGCAAATCTACGGACTTGGTATAAAGGGAATCAGTAAATCAACTATATTTAGTTATGTTGAGGTAAATAAAATTCCTGAAGATGCAGAATTTATTAGCTTTGGCGCAGATGCAGGATACACCAATGACCCGACAAGTTTAGTTTCTGTATTTAGAAAAGACTATGACCTTTACGTTAAAGAACATTTGTATCAAACTCAAATGACTACAATAGATATCCATAAGAAATGGAAAGAAGTGGGAATAGAAAGACAAACAATTTACTTTGATAGTGCCGAGCCTAGATTGATTGAGGAACTACGCAGAATGGGTTGGAATGTCAGACCAAGTTTAAAAGGTGCTGATAGTGTAAATGCAGGAATAGATTTATTGAAGCGTTTTAAAATACATATCTTAAAAGATAGCCATAATGCTATACAGGAATTTAGAAACTATAAATGGCAAGAAGATAGAAGTGGTAAAATGATTAATAAACCTATTGATAAAAATAACCACTTAATTGATGCTATCAGATATGCTACTTATTCAGTATTAAGTAAACCAAATTTTGGTAAATATACACTTCATTAAAAATAAATTAGAAAAAGTTATTAAAATATTTTGTTAATTAAATAAAAAGTTTTATATTTGTTTATAATTAATTAAAAACAGAACAAAATGAATTATTCAATAGATAAATCAACAATGAAAATTTTACAACAACATTATAATAATGGTGTTATTACTCAAAAACAATTTATTAAAGCAATTAAAGATTTATTAAAACATTAAAACAGAACAAAATGACTATTTCAAAATTAAAAACTTTAAAAAAAACAAAATTAAAAAAAGAATTAAAAAATATTGTTACTTGGAAATCTTATAAGGGTTGTACTTTACAAACTATTTTAAGTTCTATTGACGAATATTCAAATATTAGTTCACCAAAACATAATCTTTTTATTCAAAATTTAAACAAATAAATAATAACAGAACAGATGAAAAAATTACAAACATTAGTATTGATTATAGCGCCAAGTTATTTTATAGGAAGATTATTAATAGGTTTAATCTTTAATATTTAAGATATGGAATCAATAGAAAATTTAATTTGGGAGTTTGAAAACGGCAGTATTTCAGCCTATAAATTAATAGAGAAACTTAAAACGATTAATAATAATATTAAAAACAATTAAAGAACTAAATTAAAAATTTATTGCAAGTCCACGAAAAATTGTCGAACTTAGATAAATAATTAACAGAGTAACAAACAACAGAACAGATGAAAAAATTACAGACATTAGTATTGATTTTGGCACCAAGCTATTTCGTAGGTAGATTATTAATAGGTTTAATTTTTAATATTTAAATTATGGAATGGTACGATTGTTTAAATCCACACGAACAAAAAGAATATGAATGTTCAGAATGTGGTAAGCCACTAGAAACAGATGATGGTTATTGTTCAGGAACTTGTTTTGAAGCAAGTATGATATAAGATATTCTTTGTGCAGTAGTTACTTTTGTAGCTTTGTTGAGGTAGTCAGAAATGGCTACCTTTTTTTTATTACCTTTATTGAAATAAAAAACTAAATAAAATACGTTATAATAGTATGGCAATTAAAATTAAAATACCAAATTCATTAAGTGAAATTACTTTAAGACAATACAAAAGGTTTTTAAAGATACAACAAAGTGAAACAGAAGATAGGTTTCTAAATGCTAAGATGATTGAAATTTTCTGTAACATAGAACTTAAAGATGTTATCAGATTAAAGTTAAAAGATACCAACGACATAATAAACGTTCTAAGCGACTTATTTAATCAAAAGCCTAGCCTAGTATCAAAGTTTAAATTAAATGGTGTAGAGTATGGTTTTCACCCTGAATTAGATGACTTGCTATTGGGTGAGTATATTGATTTAGATAATTTTATAGGAGATTGGGATAATATGGAGAAAGCTATGAATGTTTTATACAGACCAATTATAGTAAGATTAAAAGACAAATATAATATTGAAGAATACCAAATAGAAAATTCTGTTAATTTATTGGATATGCCTATGGATGCAGTTTTATCATCAATTTTTTTTTTGTGGAATTTAGGTCTAGAATTGTCGCAAACTATGATGAATTATTTGGAGGAGGGGGAGACAGAAGCCTTGACTCAGTATCTCAATTCTCAAGAAAGTGGGGATGGTATCAATCAGTTTTTGGACTCGCTAACGGAGACATTACACGATTTGAAGATATCACTAAATTAGGAATGCATAAATGCTTTACAATGCTATCTTTTATGAAAGACAAAAACGAAATGGAAGCAAAACAAATTAAAAAGAAATTCAAATGATAGAATTTATAAAACACTTACTAGGGTTATGTGGTGAATCACATTTAAACATAATGCCAATAATTTTAATAGTGATGTTAGTGGGTGTTACATTTAAATTAAAAAAGATATAAATGAGCAATCAAGGTGTAAGAGGTTACTATCAATTAACAGAAACCATAAAAGAACAACTACTAGCAGATGTAAATGTAAATACAGTTACAACAGGAGATATTACTGATGTTAATTTAAGTAAGCAAGATATATTTCCATTAAGTCATATTATCGTAAACAACGTTACAGTAAATGAACAAACCTTAGATTTTAATATAAGTATTCTAGCCTGTGATATTGTAAACCAATCAAAGCTACAAACAACAGATATTTTTACAGATAATAACGATATACAAAATATTCTAAACAATCAACTAGCAGTCTTAAATAGGCTTATACAAAGGCTTAGAATGGGTCAGTTACATACAGATATGTACCAATTAAATGGAAGCCCAAGCCTAAGCCCTTTCTATGATAGGTTTGATAATCAACTAGCAGGATGGACTGCAACAATGGACATACAGATATACAATGATATTTACATTTGCTAATGAATGGTTATAAAAATTTAAATGATGCTCTAGAGCAGTATGCTAAGTATGTTATAAAACAAGCTAGAACAAACTTAACTAAAGACGTAAATAAGTACGGAGGAAATAAAGGTGGTGGTAACTTATACAATTCTTTAAGTTATGATATATTAGAAAATACAGATGAATTCCTAGTAGACTTTTTAATGGAAGACTACGGAATGTTCGTAGATAAAGGAGTAAAAGGTAAAACAAGCACCTATCCTGAAACACAGGCTGCATTATCTCAATTTCAATATGGTAGTGGTACAGGACCTGAGGGTGGGTTAAGAAAAGGAATTAATACTTGGCTACAAAAGAAAAGGTTTCAATGGAGAGATGAAAAAGGTAGGTTTATGAGTTATCAAACTATGACTTATCTTATATCTAGAAGTATTTACAACAAAGGTTTAAAAGCAAATTTATTCTTTACTAAACCATTTGAAAAAGGAATAGAAAAACTATCACAAGAATTGTATGCAGGTTTTGTTAAAGATGTAGATAATTCAATAATATTAGGACAAAAAAAATAAACAATGGCAGATATAGCATTAAGAAGCCCACAATTCAAACATAAAGCAATACCCTCATCAGGGGTGCTTTCTTCTGTGTGTACAGTTACATTAAATGGAACATTAAGATATACACTAACAAAAAATGTAGAAGCAAATACATCTGTTAATTTTGATATATCAGAACTTGCAAGGGATTATTTAGAAATAGAATACAAGAGTAATTTTCACGCACAATATGTAGACATAGTTACAACTATAACAAATCACGCAAGTTTAAATGGTCAAGGTGCTGCAGTAGGAACTGCAACTACTTATACAGATAGAGGGTTTGAAGCATACGGAACTTTTACAGAAAACTCTAACCCTGTGGTATATCCAACACGACCAAGGTTTTTAATAGCAGACCAAACTAATTCAACTGCTTCAACTAATATCACAGTATTAGCACCAACAGGAAAAGCTGCAATATTGCCAAATGTTTCTTTAAATGGAACTTTATCAGCACTTATAGTTAGTGGAAGCCCAACAAGTGTAGTTTGGAATGGGATTACTGTAACAATTAAAAGAATAGATTGTACTAAATATGGTGATGGTAAAAAAGTCATATTCATCAACAAGTATGGCGCACAACAAGAACTTTGGTTTTTCTTAAAAAATACAACTGCATTAGGTAGAACAAACGAGGGTTTTAAATCTAATACAATAACATACCCAACAAATAACCACGCAACTTATTCCAATAGAAATGCACCAAATAAAGTATTTAATACACAAGGAAAAAGAACGCATAGTCTAAGTAGTGGATATTATCCTGAGTTTGCAAATGAATTCTTTGAGCAATTACTATTATCAGAATATGTATGGATGGAAATACCATTAAGAGAAGATTACAGAAGTAATATTGTTACTCCTGTGAAAGTTAAAACCTCATCAGTTAATTTTAAAACATCTGTAAATGATAGGTTGATAGAATATACAATGGAATTTGAAGAAGCATACGATTACATAAATAACATCAGGTAACATAAAATAACATAGATGCAAAAGTTACAACTTTACATACAAGGTCAAAGGGTAGATTTATTCAAAGATGAATCAGTTTCTTTTACACAGACATTACAAAACGTAAAAGATATAAGTAAGATATTTACTGAATTTACTAAAACATTTGCAATACCTGCTTCTAAAGTAAACAACAAGATATTCACTCATTATTATAATTTTGATATCGATGATACTTTTGATGCTAGAAGTAAAGTGCCATCTAAATTAGAATTGAATGACTTGCCTTTTAAAGAGGGTATGTTAAAATTAGATGGAGTAAAGTTAAAAAATAATCTACCTCATACTTATAATGTTACATTCTTTGGTAATACTGTAAACTTAAAAGATATTTTAGGAAGTACTCAATTATCAGCACTACAATACCCACAATCATTAAATCAAATCTATGATTTTAATAATGTTCTTCAAGGAATGCAAAATTTCAGAAGTAGTGGTAATATTATAGTGCCTTTAATTACCCACACAAATAGATTAATTTACGATTCTGTTTATACACCACCAACACAATTACCTGAAAACACAAACAACATTAAACCTCATAGTCATAATGGAGTAGAATTTACTCAATTCAAATATGCTATAAAAGTACAGGAAATATTAGATGCTATTCAAGCAGAAGAATTTGTAGGTGGTCAAAGAATTACTTTCTCAAATGATTTTTTCAATGATGCTACGAATGAAAAGTTTGATAGCCTTTTTATGTGGTTACATAGAAAGAAAGGAGACGTAGAAGCACCTACACAAGTATTACAGAATTTCACACAAGTAACAGAGTTAGGAACTACAACTTGCGTTCCAACATCAAATTGCCAACCATCAGTAGCTAATTCTACAAATGGAATTGTATCAACTACTGCTACATCGCCTTATAGCATTTCTTTTTTAAGTTTAGATGTTATACCACCAAATACGACAGATGCCTATACCGTTAAGGTTATCAGAAATGGGTCAATAGTTGTAGGGGAAAAAACAGGAACAGGCACACAGCAACTTATATTAGTGCCTTGGAATAATAGTACCTATTCTGTTCAAATTGCATCATCTACTAATATGACCTTTTCGTCAGGTAATATAAAAATGACTGTAAGTTGGACAACAGGAACTATCGGTGGCTTTGGTAATAATGGTCAAATGATATTTTCTAATTCTTCATCATTTGTTACAACTGCTTTTAAGGAGTTTAATATACAGGAGCAAATGCCTAAGATGACTATTATAGAATTCTTGACAGGTCTTTTTAAGATGTTCAATTTAACTGCTTATGTAGATAATACAGGGACTATTGTTGTTAGAACTTTAGATAGTTATTACGCAGCAGGGTCAGAGAACCAATATGAAAACAGGGTAATTGCAGATGGAGGAACTATTGAATCACTTAGTTGTCTTGACTTTTTAAATCTTTTTCCTGAGCCTATAAATATTGATAAGTATTTAGATACTACAAAATCAGCAGTTAATGTTGCACTACCTTTTAAAAGTGTAGAATTTAAATACAAAGGATTAGGAACATTTTTAGCGAAACAATTTGAGCAGTTAAATAATACACAATGGGGGAGTTTGCAATATACTTTAAACGGAGATATATTTGATGCACCATCTAAACCTTATAATCTAGAAGTACCTTTTGAGCATATGCAATATGAAAGGCTTTATGATGTGCAAGGTGGAACTTCTACTACTGTCCAATGGGGTTATTTTGTAGACGATAATAGAGAGTCTTACTTTGGGTCTCCTTTATTATTTTACCCTATTAGGCAAGTAAATGGAACACAAATAGCAATCAAATATACTGAGCCTGATGGCACAGAAAATATAACTACTATTGATGATTATTTTATTCCATCAAATGCTTTGGCTTTATCGTCATCTGCAAGTAAAGAAAACATACATTTTGGAAATGAAATAAATGAATATCAAGCAAATGAAACAGGGGGTAATTCTTTAAATTTTACTGATACATTATTTTATACTGATTATAGAAAATACATAAGTGACGTATTTAATTCTAGAAGAAGATTAACAAAGGTTACTGCATACCTACCTATGAAGATTTATTATAATTTGCAGTTAAATAACCTTATACAAATAGGTCAAAATAATTATAAGATAAATTCCCTAACAACTAACTTAACAACAGGGAAAACAGAATTTGAATTATTGAATGACGTTAAACGACCTTTAACTGATACATCTTCTGCACAACCTACTCAGGTTACAGGGTTAGTGGCTTCTAATATAACAAACTCATCGTTTACAATTACTTGGAATCCATCAACTTCACCTAGTGGAACTACTATGTCTTATTATTTACTTTATGCAAATGGAATACAAGTTGGTGGGTCTTTAGCACAACCATTGCAATCAACTTATTCAGATAATATTACAGGGTTAAATTCAAGTACATCATATTCAGTTACAATCGTTGCATTTGATGTTTTATTAAATCAATCACCTACATCGAATACACTTGTAGTTAATACATTATCATAATGATTAAAAATATAATAGACTTATTGCAGATAGCAAAAGGAGAAACGGAAAATATAAAAATTGCACAAGGTAAAAATGCTTTGCCTAAAAATTTAAAGTCAGGATTAAAACATATTAAAAATACTATCAAATGGCAATAGAAAAGGAATATACTTTAAAGCTATCAACTGCAGATGCACAGGCAAATGTTGATGAACTTAATAAGTCATTAGAATTACAAGAAAGTTTAATTGATGATTTAGAAAAAGAAATACGTCAATATGAAAAGCAGTTAGATAAAACATCTAAAACAGACTTAGCAGCACAAAAGAAAATAAAGGATGCTTTAAAGCAAAAAAAGGAAGCATTAAAAGATGAAAAGATTGCCTTAAAAGACTTAAATAAGGATAGAAAAAAAGCAAATGAAGAACTAAAGGAAGCAACAGAAAATGCTGCAGATTATAGTGGTGCTTTAGGTTTAGTGGATAAGCAAACAGGAGGTTTAGTATCAGGATTAAAAAACCTTAAAGGTGGTTTAGGTGGTGCAACTAAGGGAATGAATCTTTTAAAGGTTGCTATAATAGGAACAGGAATAGGTGCATTATTGATTGCTATAACTGCAGTAACAACTGCGTTTAAATCATCAGAAGCAGGTCAAAACAAGTTCGCAAAATTATTGGGAATCATTGGGTCAGTTGTAGGAAACCTAGTTGATTTATTAGCAGACTTAGGTGAGGGTATCATTGCAGCATTTGAGAATCCTAAACAGGCTTTAATTAATTTAAAAAATGCAATTAAAGAAAATATTACAAATAGAATTGAAAGTCTAATTGATACTTTTGGTTTTTTAGGAAAGGCAATTAAAAAAGTATTTAGTGGAGATTTTAAAGGTGCTTTAGAAGATGCAAAGTCAGCAGGAAGTTCTTATGTAGATAGTTTAACAGGGGTTAAAAACACAATAGATAAAGTAACAGAATCAACTAAAAGTTTTGTAAAAGAATTAAAAGAAGAAGCAGTCATTGCAGGTCAAATAGCTGACCAAAGGGCAAAAGCAGATAAGATAGAAAGGAAAAATATTGTAGATAGAGCAAAAGCTGATAGAGATAGAGCAGAGTTATTAGAAAAAGCAGTCAATAAAGAAAAGTTTACTGCACAGGAAAGGATTGAATTTTTAAAGGAAGCAGGTAGATTAGAGGAAGAAATAACAAATAAAGAAATTGAAGCAGCTAGATTAAGGCTTGAAGCTAAGACATCAGAAAATGCTTTAGCAAAATCTACAAAAGAAGATTTAGAGGAAGAAGCACAATTAAAAGCTAATTTAATTAATTTAGAAACTGCAAAACTAACAAAAGCAAAAGAAGTTACAAGTCAAATTATAGCATTAAATACTGAAGAAGCAGCACGATTAAAAGCTAAAGCAGATGAATTTGAAAGTGAATATACATTTCTGCCCGGAGTTGGGTTTGTTAAAAAAGAATCTATTGAAAAGGTAGCAAAAAACACTGAAGAAGTAAATAAAGTATTAGATGATATTACAAAGCAAAGGGAAGATGCAAAAGCAGAAACAGAAGTACAAAAACTTGAGTTAGAAAAAGAAAGAAAGTTAAAAGAAATTGAAGACTTAATACTAACTGAAGAACAAAAGGCAAATATCATTGCTTTTTATGACGATAAAATTTTAAAGGCAAAAGAAACTATTAACGATAAGGAAATAGAAGCAGCAAGAAAAAAAACGTTGGCAGTTGGTAATGCTTTAAATCAATTATCAAATATAGCAGGGGAAAATACTGTAGCAGGTAAAGGGTTTGCAGTAGCTGCTGCAACCATAAATACATATCAAGGGGTTACAGATGCCTTAGCTGCTAAAACAGTTACGCCATTTGACACTGCTTTAAAATTTATAAATGCAGCTTCAATTTTATCCAATGGTTTAAGAACAGTTAAGCAGATAGTGAGCGTAAAAGTACCGAATGCAGCAGGTGGGTCAGGAAGTGGGGGTGCATCTACTCCGTCAGGTGGTGCATCTATTCAATCAGGTGGTGCATCTATTCAATCAGGTGGCAGTGTATCAATACCTCCTGCATTTAATATAGTAGGTGCAAGTGGAACAAATCAATTAGCAGATGCAATAGGTGGACAAACACAACAACCCGTTCAGGCTTATGTAGTTTCTAGTCAGGTAACAACTGCACAAGAATTAGATAGAAATATTATTGATGATGCTTCAATAGGTTAAAAAAGCAAAATTTAAAATTTAATACGTTATAACATTATGAGAATAGTTGAATTAATATTAGACGAAGAACAAGAAGAAAGTGGAATAGAAGCAATTTCAATCGTAGAAAGTCCTGCAATAGAATCTGACTTTGTAGCCTTAAAAGGTGAGGAAGTTAAGTTAGCAGAAATTGACAAAGAAAAAAGAATATTACTAGGTGCTTTATTGATACCTAATAAACCAATATACAGAAAAGGAGAAGAGGGAGATTATTACATATTTTTCTCTAAAGATACTATTTCTAAAGCATCACAAATGTATTTAAGAAATGGCTATCAAAACAATTCAACCTTAGAACACTCCAAAGATTTAAAAGGTTTGACATTGGTAGAAAGTTGGATAGTTGAAGATGAGGTACAAGACAAGTCT